ACGCCAACGACCCGGACAATCCCATGCCGGGCCAGCAGGTCGTCCTGCTGATGCCCGCCAACGGCCGAGAGATCAAGCCTGATGCAGCAAAGGGTCGAGCTAAGGCCTAACCCCGGGCCGCAGACGGAGTTTTTGAGCTGCGGGGCCGACATCATCCTATACGGCGGGGTGGCCGGCGCCGGAAAGACCTGGGGCCTGCTGGCCGACCCGCTGCGCTACCTGCACGCCCCTGGCGCCGAGCGCTTCAGGCTCACTACCCTGCGGCGCACCATGCCAGAGATAAAGAAGGCGGGCGCGCTGTGGGACACCTCCATGGAGGTCTACCCGCAGCTGGGCGGGGAGCCCAGGGTGTCCGTGCTCACGTGGGTGTGGCCCAGCGGATTCAAGCACGAGTTCGGCACCATCGAGCACGAGGTGGATCTCAAAAACTTCCAGGGCGCGCAGTTCGACCAGCTACAGTTTGACGAGATCACCACCTTCACCAAGAAGATGTTCCTGTTCCTCTTTAGCCGCCTGCGCACCACCATCCCAGGCCTGCGGCCGTGCGTGCGTGCCACATGCAACCCCGACCCGGACTCATGGGTGCTGGAGCTGGTCATCTGGTTCCTGGACGCAGAGGGCGACCCGGACCCCAAGAAGTGCGGCCGCATCAGGTGGCTGGTGGTCGACAACGGCGTCTTCATCTTCGCCGACACGCGCAAGGAGCTGCTGGAGCGCTACCCGGCCAAGGACCCGCAGAGCTTCACCTTCATCCCTGGCAAGGTGGCGCCCCAGCTGGGCGACCAGTACCTGGCCACGCTGGACATGCTGGAGGAGCACGACCGCAGGCGCCTGAAGGACGGCAACTGGTTCGCCCGCCGGTGGGGCGGCTACTACGACCGCAGCATGTTCACCATCGTGGACGCCATCCCCAGCCGCGTGGTGTGGCATACCCGTTTCTGGGACTTCGCCGCCACCAAGGAGGAGGCGAACAACGACCCCGACTTCACCGCGGCCGTGCGTGTGGCCAGCTTGGAAAACGGCGCCTACATCGTCACGCACGCCCTGGAGGACCGCTGGGAGCCAGAGGACGCCGAGACGGCGTTCAAGACCACGGCGCAGTCGGACACCCGCACCATCAAGGTGCGCTGGGAGGAGGAGGGCGGCAGCTCTGGCAAGTTCGTGTCGGCCTCCCTCACGAAGATGGTGAAGGGCTGGGACGCCCTGGGCATCCGGTCGACAGGCTCCAAGCTGGAGCGCGCCAAGCCGGCCATCGCCCAGGCGCGCAGCAAAAAGCCTGCCCCTGGCCAGGCGACTGGTGGTAATATCCTGCTGCTGCGCGGCCCATGGAATGAGCGCTTCTTGCAGCGCATGGAGTCCTTCGGCGGTAGCGACCACGACGACATGGCCGACGCCTTTCACGGGGCCTTTAACGACTGCATGAGCAACACCAAGGACCTGCCGGTGGAAAAGGTGGTCCTCAACCCTGGCGGCGCGCGGCGCCGCGGAGGCTATTCCGAATGACGCCTGACGAAACCTTTGAGCTGGCCAAGCAGGAGATGATCGAGGCAGCCGAGCGCCTGGAGCGCGTCGAGTCCATGATCATCTACATGCTCGAAACCACCGAGGCCGACCAGGTGGTGCGCCCCAACATCGAGCAGGCGAAGGCCCTGCAGGTGATGGGCCAGGCGCCGTGGCCGACCATCACCCGCAAGACGAACAAGTTTCAGATCTGGCTCGACAGCTGGCAGGCCCTGCAGGCCAGCCGACAAGCCGCCACCGCCGGCACCTCTCCCTCTGATGAGCCCCGCCATGGCGCGTAAGCCCACCCTGCAGCACCCAGCCGACCGCACCAGCCGCAAGGATGACCCGACGCGCCCCTGGGCCCGGGCCGCCGGCGAGCCCACCGTGTACAACCCGGAGGACTGGCCGGCCTGGATGGAGAAGCTGGGCGAGACGACCATGACGCAGGAGGCCTTCCGCAAGCGCATGATGATACCCACGCAGCTGCTGAAGGAGGGGAAGATCCAGGTCAGGGGCCGCTTCGCCATCGTCAGCCGCGTGGTGGGCGGGCGCCTGGTGGAGTCCGAGCGCAGCAACGACGGCAAGGAGTGGCGCCTGAAGGTCGGCACGCGCGAGAGCACCCGCCACGGCGTGAGGGACGGCTGGATAGTGGAGTCCCGCCAGGTGCGTGACGCCGGCGCCTTCCAGAGGCTGTCGGAGTCCAACGAGTGGGCCACCGCCAAGATCCTGGAGAGCTGGGATTCCTTCAGCTACGACGGGGACGGCTTCGGCGGCCAGGGCCAGGTGGGCCCGCCCAACGATGAGTTCATCCCGCTGATGGGCGGCCCCTTCAGCAAAAACCTGTACCTCTACGACTACCTGGACATGCAGGCGAAGTGCTTCTGGATGAAGAACCACCACCCGCTGGCCAAGGCCTGCATCACCACCCTGCGCAACTACACCATCGGCAAGGGCATCGACGTGCTGGCCAAGAGCCCGGAGTGCCAGAAGCTGTGGGACGACTTCGTGAAGCGCACCCGGTACGACCGAAAGCTGCGCGACGACGTGACCACGCTCATCTGGGGCGGGGAAACCATGGACCTGAAGGGGAAGGACTCCCGCGGCCTGGCCCGCCTCACCAGCATGGACACCAGCACGGTGTGGGAGGTCGTCACCGACCCGGCCAACATCGACGACGTGCTGTACTACCACCAGCAATATCCCACCCAGTGGCAGCTGGTCTACAAGTCCAGCGACATCCCCACCGAATACATCATCAACGACATCCCTGCCGATCAGGTCATCCACCTGAAGGAGAACGTGACGCCCGGCGAGAAGCGGGGCCGCAGCGACCTCTTCCCGGTGCTGAGCGACCTGAAGCGCTACAAGGACTACAAGAACGCCAAGGTCATCAAGGCGCAGCTGGAAGAGAGCTACGGCCTGGACATCGAGGTGGACGGCTCCCAGGCCGACGTGGACGCCATCCTGGCCAACAATCAGGCCATGCGCGTGCCCCGCGCCGGCACCGCCCGGGTGCACAACAAGGCCGTGGTGTACAAGTACCTGCAGCCCACCACCAGCAGCACCGGCGGCAAGGACGACACCGGCGAGCTGCTGCGCAAGGACATCGCCGTGGGCATGGGCATCGCCCCGGAGTGGATCGGCGAGACGGGCGCCGGCAGCAGCCGGGCCAACAGCCTGGTGAAGGAGGCGCCCGCCACGCGCACCATCGAAGACAAGCAGCTGAAGGTCGAGGACATGGTGCGCAGCGCATGGGACTACGTGATGCAGACGGACGGCGCCGCCCTGCCGGCGGAGCAGGTGCGCAAGGCCAACCTGGGCGGCGTGAAGCGCCACATTGCCCAGCGCAACTGGAAGGGCGCCATTGGAGAGCTGGGCAAGCTGGCCACGGGCGGCACCGTCACCGAGCCGCTGGACAAGGGGATGGAGGTCATATTCCCGGAGATCTCCAAGGATGACCGCAGCGGCAAGATCGTGGACGTGCTGAAGGGGCAGATTGCCGGCTTCATCACCCACGAGCGCGCCTCGGCCATGTACGCCAAGGAGATGGCCATCAACAACTACGACTATGACGACGAGATGAAGGCGGCGCAGGCCGAGGCCGACAGCGGCCGCGGGCCGGAGTGGCAGCAGGACGCCACCACGGCACTGGCCGCTAAGGGCGCGCAGGGCGCCGGCGGGGCGGCCGGGGGCGCAGCTGGTGCGCCGAAGGACGGGAGCCAGGCGGGCGGCGCCGGGCTGCGGCAGGGTGACGGCAAGTAATGGCACGCGACTACGGCACCACCCAGATGGACACCATCCGGGCCATCTACGAGGACGCCAACGCGGCCCTGCGGGACAGCGAGGACGCCAACGTCGAGGTGGTGCTGGGCGCGTACCAGCGAGCCCAGGAGGACATCCTGGCCGCCATCGAGGCCGCGGCAAAGGCCGAGCCTGGTGGGCAGCTGACGCTGGACGGCATGCAGATGAACGGCCGCTTAGGGGCCCTGCTGCAGTCCATCCACCAGACGGCCCAGCAAGCCGCAGCGCACGCCGGCCAGGTCATCGAGCAGAGCGCGGTGGACCAGTACCTGGAGAGCTACCAGCGCAGCGTCTACGGCCTGGACCAGGCCACGCCTGACAACGTGGCCGTGCAGTACGCCCCGCCGCCGGAGTCCGCTATCCGCATCCTGGCCAACGCGCCTTATAAGGGCGCCATGTTCAGCCAACGCATCGGCATCATCACCGACGAGATGGCGTCGGACGTGCGCGACGAGCTGATGCAGGGCCTGGTGGCCGGCGAGTCAATGGCCGAAATCTCCGACCGCATCTCTGGCGTCATCGGCGCCGGCAGCACCCAGGACCCGGAGGCCATCGCCTACCGGGCCAGCGTCATCGCCCGCAGCGAAATCATGCGCACGCAGAACGCCGCCCGCGACACCACCTACGAGCAGAACGCCGACATTGTGGAGGACTCGGCCTGGGAGGTGGCGCCCGACGACAAGCTGTGCGACTGGTGTGCCAGGCGCGAGGGGCTGACGGACGAGGAGATAAAGGCGCAGGACCCCGGCGACGACCCCTGGGGCAACAGCACCGACAAGCCGCTGCACCCCAACTGCCGGTGCGACAGCGTGCCCAAGCTGAAGAGCTGGAAGGACCTGCTGGGGCTGGACATGCCGGAGGAGTTCAAGGACGACGAGCGCGGCATGCGCAATGACGAGGGCGACTGGAT